CCATCTGAAGCTACATAATCTTTATAATTATTTTTAATAGCTTCTTCTAATTTAGATACAATCTCTTGTGTCATTTCAACTGGTACATCACCTGCATTAAACCCAAGATTAAATGATCCATCTGGTTCAACATCTGGGTTTTGTTGTTCCCACATTGTTGCCATAAACTTTTGAAGTCTTGCGTGTTTTCTCCAGCAATGTCTTCCTGCAAATTGATCTAGTCCCATATTATTTTACTCCTGCTTTTTTCATTATTTTGCCTACTGGCGTTTCATCAATCAACTTTTGTACTCGATCGATTTCTACTTTGAGATGCAAAACTAATTTTTGTAAAGTAAGCAACTCAGACTGTAAAGATGCAGATCTATATGTATCTTGCTGTATCTTTAACAATTCCCAAACATTATCTTTTACTGGTTCCATTGTTTCCTTTCTGTTCTTGAATATATTCAAAAACTAATTTATCAATTGCTTCTTTCTTTTCGTTTATTTTATTAAAAGCTCTAATCAAATGTACTATATCCATATCACCAATAGATATTGGTTCTTGTCTTGATTCCGAAAAATAAGTTACACTTAATTGATCTTGCATATCACATGGTATTGTTTTACCTGTGAGATTAAGCAGCTTTAGTATTTTGTTTACTTGCATTTTTTACCTTTCTAATTATTGCTACATTTCCTACAATACTATCTCCTGGCATTGATTGATGACCAGTTCTTAACTGCCATGCATACCAAGCGTTAGTAGCTCTTTTGTTTGTAGTATTATTTGAATTAAACTTACCTTCTTCATCTAGGTACATATCAAATGTTTTGTTAGAAACATTTTGATCATAGCCCTGTGTTATTTCAATTGTGCTACAATTTATTAATTTATATAAATCTTGAAACGTAGGTTTAGTTTCAAAAACATGGAAATCTTCATTACCATTATCTTTCCATAATATTACATTATACATCTTTCTTTCCTTTCAGTTCTTGTTTTATAAATTTCAGATAGTGTTCACAAATATCGGCAGCAGCACCTATGAAGTACAAACTCCATATAAGTCCTGATATTACTGCAATAAATAAGTACTTCCAAAACTTCATAAATTTCGGCAATACTTGTTTTAAATTTGTGCGTAGATCTTTTGATTTTTGTTTGATAACGCCAAGCATATATATACCTCTTTCGGATTATATTTCTTTCTTTCTTAAAACAGCTCTCTTTTCATAGGAGAGCTTTGTGCGTTGCTTTTACCCATACAGGTGCAACGCAACCTGCTAACTGCGAGGGAGAGGTAAGACGCTACTTACCTAGATCGCTAGGATTCTTTAATTCATACAAAGCAATGATATGTTTTAATCTTTCGTAAATAGGATAAGCATCTATTGTACGAGTATCTTTATAAGCTAAACATTCTTGTTCTAATAAATACTGCTTCAATACTTTTTTTAATATAAATATTTCTTCAGAATTTATCTTCATGCTTAGATACTTTGTATTCGTATCTTGCTTCTTCGGCATTATCCATATGCTCCTGTATATCTTGTGGTAATGATACACCACAAGCAGTTATTTTAGCTAAAAATTCCTGCTTATCTATTTTACATTCTGCATAATCAAACTCAGCTTGTGCTAATTGATCTAGGATTTCTTGTTTGTATCTTCCCATCTTTGCTTCCTTTCCATTTGAATGTATTCTCTTTCTTCTCTAATCATACGATTAATAGATTCTACATATTCAATGTTCTCTTTAGCAAGTACAATACCATAGCCTATGATTACTGCAATTATAACCAACATAATAAATGTCATATTAATTAAACCATCTCCTTTCTTCTTGATCTCTTTTAACTACCTTGTATGGTAGTTGAACAGTCTTTGGCATATACTTTGCAATAGCAAAACACATACCTAGAACGATTCTAATTGGCAACATGATTGCAAACCAAATCCATTTGGCAGCAACATTCATTAACCAATTTTGTATTTTATTTAACATATAACCTCCTTTAGTTTCTTGTGTAGTCATACAACTCCAATCTTATTCGTTTATCTGCAGGTGTCATATGATTGTATAGTCTTTCTATATTAACTATAAAGTCATTACGACTACCTTGATTTTTCAACTTACTAGAAAAATTCTTAAGCTTAGTTTCAAATGTTTTCCACTTAAACTTAGGATCTTTCATAGCAACTACTAATGCTAACACGAAAGATCTTTTCTTGTAGTATTGAAAGTATTCGCCAACTTTGTTAACACTTCTTGCCCAAGTCTTACCTTGTTCAAGATCCTTGATAACAAACTTACCTTCTTTAAACTCTTTGATTTCTTTACTTGCTGTATAACCTTTGTCATTTAACATGGCTATACATTCAGATAATCCAAACTCATAAGTTCTATGAAACCATTCTAATAACTCATAATCATGGTTTCCAAGCTTAACATATGACATAAGATATTCTGTCAATGTCCACTTACGAGCTACCGAATTTAACTTACGTACATCTTCAAGACCTATATTGTCTTTCATGATATAACATATTGGTAGTCCTACTATTTTGTATGCTTCCAATCTGTGTTGTCCTTCAACAACATTCATTTTATCATCTACAATAATTGGTACTTGTAGATCTTTCTCTTTAATAGCTTCAACTAATCTTCTTACATGAAGCTCATTAACAGCTCTATTACCTTTTAAGTATTTAAATAGACTGTATTCTTTTGTTTTATACACTTTGTTTTTATCCATTGTATTCCTCCTTTTAGGTTATGGATTTCGGCAGCAACGCCAGTGAGTTTCAACGCCGAACCGACTTTGGCTTTAACGATAAAAAAAACCCAGCGACCAATTAAGATCGCTGGATTTCTTACAGATTACTTCTTCATAGCATCTTTTAATCTAGCTAGATTATACTCTTTCATCTGTGCTTGTTTAGTTACATCTTTAGCTGAAGCTTTAGCTTTTGGTACAAACTTCTTACCAAATGCAACTTCATAAGCTAGATGTAATTCATTAACTATCATCTCTGCACGTTTAATGTTTAACTCTTGTGCATCACGTCTAAATATAAGCTTATCTACATTTAGCATAGATATTTCATTACCAACATCTTCTCTCAATGCATTCTGCATAAGATCTCTTGTCTTATCAGAACTAGCAACGCATTGTTCTAGATGTCTTGTGAAACAACCAATGATACTATTAGCATTCCATTCAGCTAACATAGTCCAGTCTTTGTGTTCAGCAAATGGTGTAATTACATTATTGAATAATGCTTTAACACCTGCTCTCACATCAACAGAATCTAATACATCATGCATAGATTCTAACCTGTTATCTGAATAGTCAGCAGATTGTACTTCACTTACTTGTGTCATATATACCTCCTTTGGTTAATGTATTTAACTCGCTGTTTATCTCAGTAATCTTATCTTGATCACCTTTAACAACAGCTTCTTCTTTTAAGCTATATAGCTCATTAACTCTCATCTTATTAGAGTCATCAACTATCAACTCATAGTATTTTACATAGTCCATAATACCTCCTTGGTTAAGACTAACGTCCACATCAGCGTGAACGCTGTTCAGACAACAAGGGGAGTACTCACCTGTCAACAGCATGGCAGGGGTTTACACCTGCGACTGCATTGTCCCCTGTGGACAATCAGTCCTGTTGATAGGTAGAGGGGATTCCTTGTTAGTCTAAGCGTAATCACGTGTGTGTGGGGGGACCCATAGCAATCTCATCTTTTGTGATTGCGTATGGGGTGGAGAGTGTCGCCCACTGGCGACTCCACTACATTTAGTATTGTGAGTTTCACGAACAACTAAAGTGTTGTTATTTTGCTTGACAGCAGATAAATTTAAATCTACGTACTTTTAAGGGTAGAATAAATAGATATGAAAGATGACTTAACAGACAAGCAAAGACAACTCGTTGATACTATCGTAGCAAGTGGTTGTAGTATAAAGGAAGCTGCCGAAAAGGCAGGATATTCAACAAAAGGCAGTAAAGAGGCAGGTAGAGTAAGTGCTTCTCGCACACTACGTTTACCAAAGGTACAACAGTATATGCAACAGAGAGTGGCACAAACTCTTGGACTTGGTGCAGTAAGTGCGAGTAAACGACTGATTGAGCTTTCAACAGGGGCGAGATCAGAGTATGTACAACTGGAAGCGTCCAGAGATATACTAGATCGAGTGGGATTAAAAGCACCAGATCGTATCTCTCACAATATACAGGGCGATATTAAAATTAATATAGACCTATCGTGAGGCGTTGGTATGCACCCACACAGTCAAGACTCGCAGAGTCGGAGGGTGGGGGCAAAACTCACCAGCTTTAGCTGACGAGGCGTATGTCACAGACAACAGGGTTCAAAATAGTACATTATGGCAAAGCAAAAGTTTAAGGATATAGTTATACATGAACGTATACCTAAGAAGACTAGCATAGGTAGAAGACCAAAGAAGTCTTCAATGAACAAGAGCAAAAAGCGTTCGTGGAAGAAATACAATTCGCAGGGCAAATAGATATTATTTTTTTTTAAGTCTAAGTGCGTTTAAAAAATATTTTTCTAAATATAAGGTTCTTCTTTAATCAAAGGAGAAATATGCATTACAAAGTTAATATATGGAAAGATGATTCTTTCAAAAGAGAGATTGTATATACTGCAGATAATGATATACAAGCTATACAGATGGCATCAGCAGCAACACCAGATGGTTGTAGATCAACTTATGAAGAAATAACAGAGGAGCAAAAATCATGCCTTATGGAAAAGGAACCTATGGTTCAAAACGAGGAAGACCTAGCAGTAGCTTAAAAGGTAAACAAAAAAACTTACCAGCTGCATTAAAGAAAAAGATAATGGCTGCTAAGAAAAAAAAGTAGTGGCAACAAAAGCAGAAAAAAAACATATGGATAAGGTAGCTCAGTTAGGTTGTTTCGTTTGCGAAAGACCTGCTGCCTTACACCATATAAGACCTAAAGGTACTGGTATAGGAAGAAGAACTTCACACTTTGAGGTGATCCCTCTATGCCCAGATCACCACCAAGGAAAGTTTTCAATACATATGTCTAAAAGAGCTTTTGAAGAAAAGTATGGCACAGAAAAAGAAATCCTTGAAATAGTATTACAAAGAATTAAGGAAGAAGAATGTCGTTCCTCAATAATTTAAGTTTAAAAGATAGAAGAAGACTAAGAGTAATAGTTAAACAAACTCATCTTAAACATTATCCTACACATATGATTACTGATTATGAAGCAGATAAATTAGTAGAAGCTTTTGGTGAAGAAACTATATACAAGCTTCTATCTGCAAATGTAGGAACTAATGTCGATTAATTTTAAATACAAACCAGATGGTGAAACTATAAAAACCTTTATGAAGTCTAATGACTTCTTTAGAGGAATAAGAGGTCCAGTAGGTAGTGGTAAATCGGTATCGTGTTGTATTGAATTATTTAGACGAGCATTATTACAAAAAAAGAATGAACAAGGCATTCGTAAATCTAGATGGGCAGTAATAAGAAACACTAATCCACAGCTAAGAACAACAACAATTAAAACTTGGTTAGATTGGTTTCCAGAAGATGTCTGGGGAAACTTCGCCTGGAGTGTTCCTTATACCCATAGAATAGTTAAGAATGATTTAGATATAGAAATTATATTCTTAGCTCTTGATAGACCAGAAGATGTTAAGAAACTATTATCTCTAGAGCTTACAGGTGTTTGGGTTAATGAAGCTAGAGAAATACCTAAATCAATTATAGATGCTTGTACAATGAGGGTAGGAAGATTTCCTAGTATGAGAGAAGGAGGAGCTTCTTGGTATGGAGTCATAGCAGATACTAATGCTCCAGAAGAAGATCATTGGTGGGCGATAATGTCTGGAGATGTACCAGTACCAGATCATATATCTCGTGATGAAGCTTTGATGTTAGTCAAACCAGATAACTGGAGCTTCTATACACAACCACCAGCTCTTGAAGAAAAAAGAGTAGATGGTTCTATTAAGAGTTATGATCCTAGTGATAAAGCAGAAAACAAATCTAATCTAACAGAAAAATATTATTCTAATATTATTAGAGGTAAAACAAAAGGTTGGATAGATGTTTATGTTTTAAACAAGCTTGGATCTATAGAAGAAGGTAAACCTGTATATCCAAACTTTAAAGAAGAACTACATAGTGCAAAAGAAGAATTACAATTAAGTCCATTGCAACCTATCTACATTGGAGTTGACTTTGGATTAACTCCTGCAGCAGTCTTTGGTCAAAGATTAGTTACAGGTAGATGGCATTTAATAAATGAGCTTGTATGTTTTGATATGGGTGTAATTAGATTTTCTGAATTACTTAGAAGTGAGATTGCTAAAAATTATAAAGGATATGAAATACATATCTATGGAGATCCTGCTGGAGATTTTAGATCACAAACAGATGAAAGAACTCCATTTCAAATTATGAGGCAACAAGGACTCAATGCATTACCTGCACCATCTAATGATGTAGCTCTTAGAATAGAAGCTGTTGATGCAGCTCTATCTAGATTACTAGATGGTAAGCCAGGATTCTTAATGGATAGAAAATGTATTAATCTTAAAAAAGGTTTTAATGGTGGTTATCATTATAGAAGACTACAAGTATCTGGAGATAGATATGATGAGAAACCTTTAAAGAATAGATACTCTCACGTACATGATGCATTACAATATCTTATGATGGGAGCTGGAGAAGGTAGAACTATATTAGCAGGTAAAACTAAATCTACTCCAACAATAGCTCATAGAGATTTTGATGTATTTAAAACAAGAAAAACAAGTAAAAGGAAAGTATGGGATCTGTTCAAAAGGAATGGCTAATATATTTTTATGAAGCAGAAGACCACCCATATTCTGATTGGTTATACTTCTTAAGAAAAGGTTATAAACATTGTGGAGCCTTATCTTATAATACTAAAAAAGATGCTTGGGTTCATTTAGAATTTACACACGCAGGTATAAGATTATCATTTCTAGATAAAGAAGAACTAGAAGATATGTTAGCTTACCTAAAAAATTTTAAAGTATTAAGATGCCCAGTCAAAGACCAATGGCATCTACTTCGTATAAAAGATATAACCTGTGTAGCTTTTATTATGAGATTGATAGGCTATTATAAATGGTGGATCTTTACACCTTACCAGCTTTATTGTGCGTTGATAAAAGAGGGATATAAGTCATTTTGGGAACAACATGACAAAACCAAAGAAAAAATCAGTACAAGAAATAATAGATGAAATGAGAGATCTTCACGATCAAGAAGATGATTTACTTCGTGAGATGGAAGCAGGATATGGTTCATTAACATCTGATGATCTTGAAGATATGGATTTTGATGATGAATTAGAGGAGGACAACTAATGGGTGGCATTTTTAAAAAACCAAAAGCCCCACCAAGAAATATGGAGCTTGAAAGAGAATTAGCTGCTTCTAGAGCTGCTGAAGAAAAAGCTGCAAGAGATGCAGAAACTGCAGCAAGAACATATTCTGAAAAAAAAGCAAAAGGTGTTATTGGTGTAAGATCTCTATTTGCTAAAGCTGGTGGTAGAGGCTTTTTTGGTTAATGAGAAAAGAACATAAAAATCCTAAAGGTGGATTAACTGCTAAAGGTAGAGCATACTTTAAACGTAAAGAAGGTGCTAATTTAAAACCTCCAGTTAAAAAGACACCACCTAAAGGTACAAGGAAGTTTAGAAGAAAAGTTAGTTTTGCTGCAAGGTTTGCAGGAATGAAAGGACCAATGAAGGATTCTAAAGGAAGACCAACAAGAAAAGCATTAGCTTTAAGAGCTTGGGGTTTTAGAAGTGTAGAATCTGCTAGGAACTTTGCAAATAGACATAAGAAGAAAAAATAATGGCTACTGCAAAAAAAACAAAACCTGCTTTATGGGCTAGAGCTAAAGCCCAAGCTAAAGCAAGAATGGGAGGAAAACACAGTGCTAGGGCTATGCAACTTGCTGTCAAAATTTATAAAAAAGCAGGTGGAGGCTATAGAGGAGCTAAGTCTAGCTCAAACAAATTATCAAAATGGAGCAAACAAAAATGGAAAACAAGCAGTGGTAAAAAGTCAGAAGGCAAAAGAAGATACCTTCCAGAAAAAGCATGGAAAGCTCTCTCTGCAAAAGAGAAGGCAGCTACAAACAGAGCTAAAGCAAAAGGTTATAAAAAAGGTAAACAATTTGTTAAACAACCGAAAGGTGTTGCAGCAAAAACAAAAAGGTATAGAAAATGAGAATAATAAATAAAATTATATTAAAAATAAAAAGGTTAATAGAAAATGGAATACGAAGATTCAAAAGATAAAGCAATAGGAATACTTAAAAAGTATCAAGAAGCAGTATCTGTAAAAGATCACTGGAGAGAAAAGTTTGAAGAAGCTTATGAGTATTGTCTTCCAAACAGAGAATCATTCTATGATGAATCTCCAGGACAAAAAAGAACAGATAAAATATTTGATGAAACTGCAGTAGTAGGAGTACAAGAATTTGCTAGTAGATTACAAGCAGGTATTGTTCCTACGTTTGCAAGATGGGCAGACTTTCAAGCAGGTGTTGAAATACCACCAGAACAAAAACCAGAAATAAATAAATCATTAGATGCAATAACAGATTATGTATTTGAAGTATTACAAAACTCAAACTTCAATCAAGAGATACATGAATGCTTTATGGATCTAGCTGTAGGTACAGGGTGTATGTTAGTTGAAGAAGGTGATGCAGTAAATCCTATTAAATTTACAGCAGTACCATTACCAAAAATTTGTTTAATGAATGGACCAGATGGTAGAATAGATACAGTCTATAGAACAAGAGTTGTTAAACCAGAACACATATCTGTTTTATATCCTAAAGCTATTATACCAGAAAACTTTGATCCATTAAGAATGAAAAAAGATTGTACAATTATTGAAGCTATTTACAAAGTCTATGAAGAAAACGTAGAGAAATATAAATACTGTGTAGTTATGCAAGATGCTAAAGCAGTTATCTTTGAAGAAACATATACAGGTGAAGGTGCAAATCCTTATTTAGTATTTAGATGGAACAAAGCATCTGGTGAAGTATATGGTAGAGGACCAATATTTAATGCAATGGGTGCTATCAAAACTTGTAACTTAACAATAGAATTAATATTACAAAATGCACAGATGTCGGTATCTGGAGTATATACTTATGAAGATGATGGAGTTATTAATCCAGATAACATTTCATTAGTGCCTGGATCTTTAATACCAGTAGCACCAGGATCAAGAGGATTAAATCCTATACCTGCTGCATCTAACTTTGATGTAGCTCAATTAGTATTACAAGACATGAGGCAAAATATTAAAAAAGCTTTATACATGGAAACTCTTGGTAGACCAGAAGGAACTCCAATGACAGCTACAGAAGTTTCTGAAAGAATGGCAGATCTATCTAGACAGATTGGTTCTTCTTTTGGTAGACTACAATCAGAACTTATACACCCATTACTAAAAAGAATAATTAGATTATTATCTAAACAAGGTAGAATAGATTTACCTAAAGTAAATGGTAGAGAAGTTAAAGTAGCTGCTAGATCTCCATTAGCTAAAGCTCAACATATGCAAGACATATCTGATGTTAATAGATTTAACGAAATTATAGCTGGAACATTTGGTCCACAAATGATAAATGTAATTGTGAATCAAAATGAAACAGCTAAATATTTAGCAGAGAAAATGAATCTTCCAGAAAAATTAATTAGAGATGAACAAGAACAACAACAGATAGTACAACAAATAAGCCAACTTCAATCTTCAGCGAGTGAAGGAGAAGTACCTCAATAATGGCATGGGATAAACTAAAAGAAAAAAGACCTATACAAACAAAATCAATTGATGGTTATATTAGAACTCCACAAGATGAGTCTAATTTAAATAAATCATTTGCATCAGTATTCAAAGGAGATGATGGTAAACTCATCTTAGACTACATTAAATCAATTACTACCGAAGCAGTTGCAGGTCCTAACATTGATGGCAACCAGTTATTTCATTTAGAAGGAATGAGATTTCTTGCAGGTATAATACAAACAAGGATAAAAAAAGGAGAACAAGATGGTAGATGATAATGCTACAGCACCAGTCACCACAGAAGCACAAGAGCAAACTGAGGTTACTAAACCAGAATATGTACAAGATAAATTCTGGAACACAGATACAAAAGAAGTTAATTTAGAAAACTTAGCTTCTAGTTATAATGCTCTTGAAAAAAAACTTGGATCAAGAACTGAAGATTTGTCTAAACAAATCAGAACAGATATTGAACAAGAAAAGCTAACTAAAACTCCAGAAGAATATAAAGTTAATCTTCCAGAGCTTCCAGAAAATGTAGATGTAACTGTATCAGATGATATGGAAATAGTACAATGGTGGAAGGAAACAGCAAAACAAAATGGATTATCACAAGATCAATTTGATCAAGGTGTTAATGCATTTGTTAATAATGCCATGGCAACATTACCAGATGCTAATGCAGAGTTGCAGAAGCTAGGTGATAATGCAAAAGAAAGAATAGAAGCAAGTGAACTATGGAGTAAAAAACATTTATCTCCAGAAGCATTTGAAACTTTCTCAAGTATTGCAGCTACTGCAGATGGCGTTAAGGCTATTGAAGAAATAATGAAACTTACTAAAGATAGTCCAATACCAACTACGCCAACTCAAGTATCAGTAACTCCTAATGAAGATGATCTTAAAGCTATGCTACAAGATCCTAGATATTGGGATTCAAATAAACGTGATCCTGGTTATGTTAAAAGAGTAACTGAGCTGTATGAAAAAGCGTATCAAAAAAATCAAAGCTAAACCTTTTAAGTTTAAAAGACTTAAAAAGGATCTACATTGGTTAGATGCAGTTAGTGAAACAGGTTGGATTTCTGAACATGATATGGATAATCAAGAACCTGCTAAAGCTGTATCTAGTCAAATGTGGGTGTATAAAGAAACAGATAAATACATCACATTATTTGGAACGTATTCATATGATGAAAAAGGTAAGTTAGAATTTGGAGAAGTTATAACTATACCTAAAATATGGATTTAATGTGCGTTGCTTATAATCATTCTAAATTTTATTTTCACAACAAGACCTTAAAAATGTTCAATGATTGCCCTTAGTGGATAACAGTCCCCTGCATTAGTAAGACAATCGGATAATGACGTAACTTAACAACAAACAAAGGACAATAAAATGGCAACATCAATAACAAATGCCTTTATTACTCAGTTTGAAGCAGAAGTTCACATGGCTTATCAAAGAATGGGTTCTAAGTTAAAGAACCTTGTAAGAACTGTGAATGGCGTTAATGGTAACACTGTTAAGTTTCAGAAAGTAGCAAAAGGATCTGCTAACACTAAAGCAAGACATGCTGAAGTAGTAGCAATGGATCTATCTCACAGTAATGTGAGTGCAACTTTAACTGATTACTATGCAGCTGATTACGTTGACAAGCTAGACGAGTTAAAGGTAAACATTGACGAAAGACAAGTAGTTGCACAATCTGCAGCATACGCTTTAGGTAGAAAAACTGACAGTGTATTAACTGGGATTATGAATGGAGCTACAACTCTTGCGAACAACTCATCAGGTACAGGTACTGGAATGAATCTTGGCAAATCAACTGCTATGATGGAACTTTTCAATACTAATGACGTTCCAGATGATAACCAAAGATACTGGGTAGTAGGACCAAAACAATGGTCTGATCTACTAGCATTAGATCAATTCTCTAGAGTAGAATACGTTGGCGAAGGTGAATTACCTTACGCTGGTGGTATGACTGCTAAAAGATGGTTAGGATTCTTATGGTTTGTACATAGTGGACTAGAAACTTCTGGTTCTACTGATAGACATACTGTAGCTTTCCATAAATCTTCTTTAGGTTTAGGAGTTGGAACTGATGTAAAAACTGAAGTAAACTACATACCAGAAAAAGTTTCTCACTTAATTACTTCTATGCTTAGCATAGGTGGTACTTTAGTAGATACTGATGGTATTAGAGTACAGAAGTGTGCAGAATAATAAATAGGAGGATAACAATATGGCATACGCAATAGACAATCCTGTGAAAAAAATTTCGCAGATGGGTCCTAGTAATTCTCTATGGTATTATACTGATGGAGATGCAATAGGCGACATTGATAATGATGATTACTTCATCTTATCACACGCAGAGTTAAAAGCTGGTGATATTATCATTGTAAATAGTGGTGGTTCAAACGCAGTAGTAGATATTTTAATAGTATCTGTTAATGATGGTGGATCTAATCTAAATACAGTGTTATTAGCTTAGTAACAAACTTTGGGGGCGAGGCAACTCGCCCTCATATTAATCAAGGAATTTATGGCAACAACAAAAGTAGATATATGTTCAAGAGCTTTAGTAATGATAGGAGCTTCACCTATATCTTCTTTTACAGATGGTAGCACAGAAGCTTTAGTTGCCTCAAATGTTTATGAAGATATAGTTGAGTCTTCATTAACTAGACACAGATGGAAATTTGCTACTAATCAAAAACAATTATCTTTATTAACTGCTAAACCAGAAGCTAGATATGAATATGCATATCAACTTCCTGCAAGTCCAGGAGTCTTACATATAGTTTCATTATCAGTTAATGATTATATTATTCCATACACAAGATATAAAGATAAGTTATATGTTAATACATATGGATCTAGTCATGCTTTAATACTAGATTATATTTACAGAGTAGAAGAAGATTATTTCCCAGCACATTTTAGACTAGCTTTAGAATATGAACTAGCATCTTTATTTGCAGGTTCAGTAGCTAGAGATGCTGGTATGATTAGAGAATTTAAAGGAATGGCAGATAGACAATTTTTAATTTCTAAAAATGTAGACGCTTCTGAAGTTACTAATAAAAAACTTGATACATCTAGATTTATTAACTTAAGAAATACTACGAGAACAAATGTATAATGGCAAGATCACTAAAAACTGTAATTACAAACTTTTCAGCAGGTGAGCTTAATCCTTTACTAGCAACTAGAACAGATACACCAGCTTATATTAATGGTGCTAAACAATGTAGAAACTTTTCTTTATTAGCAGAAGGTGGAGTAATGAGAAGACCTGGAACTAATTACTTAGCTACATTACCTGCAGAATGTAGATTAATACCTTTTGTATTTTCAGATGATGAAATAGCTATTATTGTTTTATCTAATAATAGAATGGACGTTTATAACATTAGTGGTACTGCTTTATCTTCTAATGTTACAACTAATTGTAATTGGACAACAGCACAATTGTTTGAATTAAATTTTGCACAATTTGGTGATACTGTATTTATTACACATAGAGATAATCCTACTAGAAAAATATTTAGAACTTCAGCAACTAATTTTGAAGTACAAACATTTGCATTTGATACAGATGATTCTGTTACTGTTGGTGGAGTAAATAAATCTAAACAACCTTTTTATAAATACGCAGATGGAACTATTAGTGTTACACTATCAGCTCATGCAACAGGAACTGGAAGAACATTAACTGCTTCAGCAAGTGCATTTACATCTGCATATGCAAACACATATTTACAAGTTAATGGCAAACAAGTTTTTGTAACAGGATATACAAGTGCAACTGTATTAACAGTAACTGTAATAGAAGATGCTGTAAGTAATGGACCACATTTTAATTGGAAAGAACAAACTATATCTTCTGTTCGTGGCTTTCCACAAGCAGTTACATTTCATAATAATAGATTATGGTTAGGTGGTGTTAAAGATAGACCAGCTTCGGTATTAGCTTCTAGAATATCTGAGTACTTTAACTTTGATGTAGGATCTGGAGCTGCAGATGAATCTATTGATTTAGATATTGCAGGTGCAGAAGTTAATGAAGTTAGACATTTTTTATCTGGTAAAGACTTACAAGTATTTACAGATGGTGGTGAATACTATGTACCAAGAGCAACAGACAATACTATAACTCCTGGCAACATAGCTGTACTTAGACAAACACCTTATGGTATAGGAAGAACAGCTCCTGTTATGTTTGATCAAGCAGCAGGATTTGTACAAAAGAATGGTAAAGCAGTTAGAGAGTTTATTTATTCAGATATAGAAGATGGTTATAAATCAACATCAGTATCTATACTTGCAGAACATCTTATAGATAGTCCTAAACAAATAGCTATTATTAAAGGTAACTTTACAAGACCAGAACAATATGCTTTCTTTTTAAATAGTGGTAGTACACACAATGGAGCAATGGCTATATTTCATTCTGTAAGAGATGAAAAAATTGCAGGTTGGGGTTTATGGTCTACAAGAACAAATGATATATTTCAATCTGTTATTGCTTTAAATGAGTTTTTAGTTGTAGCTTGTAAAAGAGTTTTAAATGGTTCTACTGTTTATACATTAGAAAAATTTGCAGATGATGATAGTCTTACATTAGACTGTAGTTTAACATCTGTAGTATCACAACGAGGTACACCTTTAGTCAAAGGAGGTTCTCAAAGTGGAGCTGTATTAATTACTGATGGTTTTACATCTGCTCCTAAAGTAAATGAAACATTTAGTATAGCAGGTAATGCTACAGTATATACAATACAAGCTATTACAGATAATGGTGGAGGAACTTATACATTAAACTTAGATCAAAATTTAGCTGCTACACCAGGAGATAATGCTGTAATTACATTAGTAAAAGTACATTTACATTCTGTAAATTCTATATATACAAATGAAAGTATAAATTGTGTAGAAGGCAATAGTAGTTTAGGTGCGTTTACTGTAAGTGGTACTAACTTTATTACTTTGAATAACCCTAGAGCAAGTGGGGTTAAAATAGGATTTAATTATACACCTGTGATAGAAACTATGCCAATTGATAAAGAATTACCAGAAGGTCCATTAACTGGATTACCAAGAAGAATTTCGAGAGCCATCATTGATATTAATTCTGCTTTAGATTTAACTGTAAAAGCTGCAGATAAGACTGCCAAATCTTTAGTAGTCCAACAAGTTAGTTTCACTGGTGGTTCGGACTTAACACCTGTAACAGAAAAGAAAGAGTTTTATTTCTTAGGCTATAACAAAAGTCCAACAATAACATTATCACAAGATGATCCATTACCTATTAAAGTATTAGGAATGAGTGTGGAGGTAGTTTTTGCATGAGTGCTGATCCAGTCACATTAGCTGTAATTAGTTTTGGTGTTCAAGCTGTAGGAACTTATCAAGGTATACAAGCTCAGAAAGCTGCAAACAAAGCTACTATAAGATATTACGAAGATGAAAAAAAATACAACGAATTAAAAGCTATACAAGACCAAAACAATGTTAGAGAAGAAGCTCTAAAAAAACAAAAAATTAATAGAGCCATTGTAGCAGGATCTGGATATAATGATGATAGTAGAAGTTTTTTATCTGTTCAAAGTGAAATAAATAGAATAGCTCAAAAAGATATTGGTAATATTAGAATCAATATGTTGCGTGGTAATAATAAACTAGACACACAAATCTATACAACTAAAGTTATGGGTAAAGCAAAAGAGTTTGGTGGTTATGCAAGTATTGCAGCTAGTGGATTTAAAACAGCAGCATATGCTAAATCATACAAACAACCAACTGGACAGTATGGTTATGATAGTGAAATGACAAAACTTGGTGGAATAAGAACATCAACTGAAGGATCTAATTAATGGCATTAAAAGAAGGTAAAAAATTAGTTAATTTAAAATCAAGTGTAGCTGATAATATTGGTGTACCTAAATTTCCTACAACTAATGTTGCAGCAGAAATATCTACACCTATAGCAGAAGCTATAACTGCTTTTAGAAAAGTAGCTGAATCAGATGCAGCTGTACAATTTAAAACATCATTTAACGAAACATCTACTAATCATTACTTAGATTTAAAAAACAAATTTGAGTTTGATCCAGATGGTATGAAAAATGCTGTTGATGCTTATTCTAAAACTACAATAGCAAATACACCTTTAGTGTATAGAGAATATACGTCTAATATATTAGCACAAAAGAATTTAGCTAATTTAAATTATGCTTCTACTAATTTTAAAAATTTAAATACACAAAAAGCTATTGAAGGTTTTGTTAGTAGTAGAACAGATCATGAAAATTTATTTAGTTCTAATATGGATAACATTTTAAATGATGGTGATGCAGGTTGGTTTACAATGAATACTTATTTTGCAAACACAACAATGAAAAATATAAATGAAATGTATGGTACTGCAGAAGAAAATTTAGTTAATACTAATAGATATAAAGGTACAACATTAAAGAAAAATCTTGAAAACGATTTAACAAATGTTGAAGTATTAAGAGTTGTTAATATTATGAAACAATTAACTAATGATAATAATAAAGGTACAGCATTAGTATATTTAAATGATTATGCAGCAAATAAAGATAGTAAAGCTATTTCAGATAATTTATTTGAAAATCCTAAAGATGTAAACAATCCTATCTATCAAAAATATAAAGCTCATATTGGTAATGAGTTTAATAGAAAAGATATAGTTAAAAAAGCTCTTGATCTTTATGAAAACTATAATGGTGATAAAATTAAAAATATGATGTTAGCTAAAAAAACATATGATCTTAGTGGACTTCAAGAACCTGGTGGAGTATTAAATGTAATTAATTTTGAAGATGCAAAAAATTCTAATCCATCTAAATATGTTACAGATAATTTTCCAGGTATTAAAGCTACTCAATTTAATGAAGCAGTTGGTATTATACAAACACACATACAAACACAAGAATTAGTTAGTGATGCTAAAAATGGTAAAGCAATAAAATTTATTGATGAAACACAAAAAGATAATTTTGCTAAAGCTATATTAGCTAACAATGGTATTAATGATGAAAATATAACTGATGTTACTAATCCTAAATTTGCAGAAGCTATGTCTTTACTTAAATCTTATAATATTACACCAGACGCTGTAATTAAAAGATTAAATACTAAAGTAAATGTAGATTACAATGAACAAGGTCAAGTAGAAATATATAGAGAAAATCTAGCTTTATATAAATATATGCAAGGTTTATATCCTAATATGACTATAGATAATGCTTTTATATATGAAGAAGGTTTAAATATGGGTGCAACAGCTGTAAGTGATAATAAAGTTTTAGCAGCTAAATTAAATAACATAGCTAAAGATACAGATAAATATAAAGAAACTAAAATTACTATTGATCAAAATTTATCAACTAATGCAAATGAGGTAGTAGATGCTTTTTCAAGTGTTATTAGTAATCTGGATATTAATACAGATTCCTGGTGGGCAAAGAAGTTTTTTTTGTCTGAAAAAAATCAATATACTGATTTGTTTCACAATAGTGGTACAACTCTTTTACCATCAAGAGCAAGTACACTTCTTACAGAAGATGTAAAATCTAAATGGTTAGAAGCAACTGTTGCACAACTTACTCATCTTAATGGTATTAAAAATTTTGATATTACTACTAATGAAGGTAAAAAACTGTTTAGACACGCAGCATTAAAAGGATTAGATGTTTTAAAAGATCAAGGTTTTTCTGGAACTAAGTTTAGTGGAAATGGTTCTATTAAAATGGTTAATAAAGCATATGAAGATACAATAGGATTTCAAGGACAAGGTTTTGAAAACTCTATTATTGCACAAGGTAATTATTTAATGAATACATTATCTGATGCAGAGCAAAAAGAAAGATTTGGTATTAAAGAATCAAAAGCTTTTCCTATTATTGGGAAAACAACAATAGAAGCTAACAATATAAATGATATAATTAAAACAGAAATAGATAATGGATTTCAAAATACTATTATAGAATTTGCTAATACATATAATAAATATGGACAACCTAATTATCATTTAAAAATTAATCATAATAATACTTTAATTAATTTAACAGAGGGTGATAATTATTTTGATCCAACTGGATTTGCAGGTGTAAATCAAATTACAGGTAAATCTGGTAATAGAAAACAATTAATAAATACATTAGCTGAAGAAAAATATTCTAAATTTATGGATACTCATGGTCATCTTTTAGATGGTGATGGTGGTATGGAAGCTTTTGCTAAGAATGTAATATTTAAAACTATTAAAATGGGTATAGAAGCAAGTGATTATAAGTTTTATCCAGATATACCATTACTAAATGATGTACCTGCAGAAGTAAAACCATTTGCTTTTATATTCAAAACATTAGGAATAGATGCAGACTTAAAACCTTATTATGATGAAGGTATTAAAATTAATAATGAAATAAAAGATAAGTTATCTTTAGATGCTAGAATACAATCTAATTCTAGAATAACACCAAAAGATAAACTTATTGAGTCTGTATTTCCACCACATAAAATGAAATATACTAATGCTAATTTAGGATTAAAGTATAAACAATTTGTATATGATAATTATCAAGATACATCTTTGCCATTAACTTTTAGAACTAACAATTATATGGCAGTTATGAAAACTGATTCTGCATGGGTAGGTGAAATGACTGATGTTAATACAGGTAATCAAGCAGCAGTATTTGCTAGTCCAATTGACTCTATAAGAGCAGGAGTTAGAGTTATGATAAATAATTCTACTTTAATTAATAATAACACAACTAAAAGATATGGTGATCAACCTACTCTTGGTGAAATACTTTCTGTATATGCTGTAAACTCAGATATATATTTACAAGCTTTAGAAGAAAAAACAGAAATGACTAGAGATACACAAGTTAATTTTTTAGACTCAACACAAATGCATAAGATAGTTAAATTTATGATTGAACATGAAATGGGATCAGAAGCATTTAACAATTACTATTCACCTAGTAATCAATTGTTTTTAGACTCAATGATTATGGAAGGATATGAATTAGGTATCAATTCTTATGGTGGTAAGTTGGGTAAAATTAGATGATACAATATCCAATAACACCAGATCAAGAACGTAAAATAGCTGAAAAAGAACAGAAGCCAGTACAATTTAATATATCAGATTTTGGTACTGGGTTTATGGACGAAAACTTACCTGCTATTGGAATAGAATATTTAATGAACAATCAAGATTTTCCTGCAGATGAAAACTACAATCCTAAAGAAGATCCACAAATTCAACCTTATGAAGATTTTTATGATCATTTTATGTTTAGTAAAAGTGTAGCTCAAACATCAGCTATTATAGATAAACTAAATAAAAATGCAGAAGCAAATTATTCTAGTCCTTGGTATCATCTTGGTAGAGTAACAGGAGCTTTTGCAGATCCATCATCTTTATTATTATTTACTAAAGTTGGTCAATCAGCTAAAATATTTGGTACTGCATTTGCTGCAGAAGAAATAGCAAAGCAACAATTAGATCCTATTAGAGATGACTCATATGTTCCTTGGGTAGTAGCAGGTGGTTATGGTATACCTTACATTTTAAATAAAATGGCTAGAGGTAGTGTTGGAGCTGCAACACAACAAAAAGTTATAGAAGCAGATAAAGCTTATCACACAGCACCTAAACAAATTACACAACAGATATATGAAGATGGTAAATTTATAAATCCAACAGAAAGAACTACTGTTGGTTCAGTAGGAGCTGCTGCTAATGAGTCTAAGATTCAACCTAGACCTATAGATGAGTTTACTGGTGAAAGATTTGTTAAAAGTAATTTAGGTAAGTTTGGTGAAGATGGTCCATGGACTAATGTATTTAGAACTACTAAAGCATCATCTAAAACTGCAAGAACTATGATTGCAGATATATTAGATACACCTTTATTAAAACTTAAAAATACTAAAAAGTATGGTTTTCAATCTACTGATGCTTCTATTGAAACTAAATTAAGAATGAGAGAAGTTGGTAGCATAGAAGCTATGAAAGAAATAAAAGAACAATATCTTTTATATATTAATAGAGTACAGGGTAAGTCACCTAAAACAGAATTAGGAATTAACTTACATAATAGATTTAATGATAAGATGTCATTACAAGAGTTTGCAACAGAAGTTACAAAGACTAGATTAAATAAAATGCAACATGATGTTCCAGAGATTGCAGCTGCTGCAAGAATTACAGATATAAAAGTTTATAAACCTATAGGTAAAGAAGTACAAGATCTAGGTATTAGAAAACTACCTATTGAAAGAGAACTTGCTTTTTGGAAAGGTACTTTAGAAACTATGGTTAAAAAAGGTGAAGGTACTAAATCTTTTAAATCTAAAGTAGATGGTACTACATCTCAGTATACAAGAACTGAAATACAGAATAAAATTACTAAGTTAGAAGAAAGACTTAAAAGAACTGATAAGTTAGTAGAAGACTATATTAATATTATTTATAATAAAACTAATATAGATAGAAATAAAGGTTTGTTTAAAGATATAGTTAGAGAAGATCTAATAAAACAAGGTAAGTATATTAATGAAAAAAAACTTAATGTATTAGTAGATGATCTAGCTTCTCATTTTCCATTTCAAAGATTTGAAAAAACTAAATATACAGATGATATTAATGATCTTATATATGAAAGATATGCATTTAATAGACCTAGATATGCAAGAGCTACAAGATCTAGAGAATTAAATTTATTACCAGAAACACAAATAAAACTTATAGACGAAGGTTTTATTGTAAGTGATATATTTTCTTTAATGAAAACTTATTACAGACAAGTAACTCCAGATATTTTATTTACTTTAAAATATGGAGATCCTAATGGTCTTGGATATAAATATATTGATGAAGCTAACTCTATGACGTTTCCTGGTCTTATGCAGGTAGCTAATGAATATAATTTAAAAGCAGTAAGAGCTAAAAATAAAGAAGCTAAAGCTAAAATTATTAAAGAAAGAAATCAAGTATTAGAAGATCTAGAAGCAGGTGTAGAACTTGTAAGAGGTACTTATGGTTTACCTGCAGATCCTCATGCTTGGACTTCTAGAGCTATGAGAACAATGAAACATTACAATGCTCTTACTATGCTTACAGGATTTTTTGCGGCAACAGCTGACGTTGCTAGAATTGCAATGACATCTGGTATTCAAAGAGGTTTTAAAACTCAATTTGAAATGTGGTCAGATATGTTGTCATCTAAAAAAACTGGTATATTCAAAGCAGGTAAAAAAGAAGCTCAATCATTTGCTGAAGCAGTAGATATGGTTACAGGTCAAAGAGCTATGTTGTTTTCTGATATTGGAGATATGTTTGGTATGACTTCTAAAATAGAAGGTATGATGGGTAAAACTGCTAACTTTAATTTTATGTATGTTAACTTAATGTCTAGATGGACTGAGTTTATGAAAAGCGCAGCATCAGTTACTATAGGATCTAGAATTTTAGAAGACTCAGTTAAATGGGGTAAAGGAACTTTAGCAGATAAAAATAAAACTAAACTTGCAGCTTCTGGTATTGATGAAGCTATGGCTAAAAAGATTGCTAGTGAGTTTGATAAGCATGGTACAAAATTAAAATATAATTTTATGGCTAACACTGCAGAATGGACTGATGATGCAGCTAAACAATCTTTTGGTGCAGCTCTTAACAAAGATATAAATATTACAATTGTAACTCCAGGTAAAGGAGATACACCATTATTTATGAACTATGAGTTAGCTAGTACTATTGTACAGTTTAAAAAATTTGCTATGGCAGCAACACAAAGAATGTTGTTAAGAGGTATGCAAGAAAAAGATATGGATTTTTTATTTGGATCTTTACTTCTTATGGGTACAGGTATGTTAGTAGATGCAGTTTATACTGAATTAAGATTTGGCAAAGATTATTCTAAAAAATCTTTTACAGATAAACTACTATCTGCTTTTGATAGATCTGGACTTGGTGGAATTTATGTAGATGTTAATAGATCTATTGAAGCTCTTACAGATAATAGGATTGGTATTAGACCTTTACTTGGTGAAGGTAAACCTTATGGATCTTCAATGAAATCTAAAGTTGGTTTAATTGGTCCTTCGGCATCACAAATTTATAATATATTTGACATAATGTATGACGTAGGTGGAAATAAATATAATCACTACACAGCTCGTAATGTGCGTAGATTAATTCCATTTCAGAACGTATGGTACTTGGATTGGTTATTTGACGACATAGAAAAGGGACTTCGATAATGGCAATTAATATATCAGATGTAGAACCACGAGTACAATATACAGCAACTGCTGGACAAACATCTTTTACTGTAGGGTTTGAGTTTTTTACAAACGCAGACTTAAAAGTATTTAATGGTGCTACACAATTAAGTTTTGCAGCTTCTCCAAGTGATGCAACAGAATATTCTGTTACAGGTGCTGGTGTAACTGGTGGAGGATCTATTACTTTAGGTTCGCCTGGAGCTACTGTTAATGATGTAATTACTATATCTAGAGATATAGCAATAGCTAGATCTACAGACTTTCCTACTTCTGGTGCATTTCAAATAGCATCTCTTAATGATGAGCTAGATAAAATTACTGCTATGGCACAGCAACTCGAAAGAGATTTAAAATTTTCTCCTAGAGCTTCAGCAACTACTTCTTCTTCGTTTAATCTTACTTTTCCAGATATGGTTGCAGGAAAAATATTATCTGCTAACTCTGGTGGTACAGGATTAGAATTTAGTGTTGATGCATCTGGATTACTTACAGCAGAATCTAATGCAGCAACATCAGCAACAGCAGCAGCAACATCAGCGACAGCAGCTGCAGGTTCTGCAACAGCAGCAGAAAATGCAAAGAATGCAGCTGAAGCAGCACTTGATACATTTGATGATGATTTTTTAGGATCTAAGTCTAGTGATCCTTCAGTAGATAATGATGGTAATACACTTACAGATGGAGCTTTATACTTTAATACATCAGACAATGTAATGAAAGTGTATGACTTAGGTAATACACAATGGAAACAATTAGTACCTACTACCTCACAACAAACTGCTATTGATACAGTATCAGCAGCTAACTCAAATATTTCTGCTGTAGCTGGACAAATTACTCCAACAAATAATATTGGAACTGTAGCTGGACAAACATCTGAAATATCAACATTAGCTGGAATTACAAATTTAACAAATTTAGCTAATGCTCATGCAGCTGTTACAAATGTAAATAATAATTTATCATCTGTACAAAATTTTGCTGATGTATATAGGATTGCATCATCAGCACCAACATCAAGTTTAAATGCTGGTGATTTATATTTTGATACAACAGCTGATGAATTAAAAGTTTATAAATCTGGTGGTTGGGCAGCAGCAGGTTCTACAGTTAATGGTACATCAAATAGATTTACTTACAATATAACAGGAACGCCTACTACATTATCTGGTGCATCTGGAACTGGTTATTCGGAAGCTTTAAATAAAACTCTTGCATATGATGCAGGATTTGTAGACGTTTATTTAAATGGGGTTAAGCAGGTAAATGGAACAGACGTTACTGTAACTTCTGGTTCATCTGTAGTTTTTGCTTCTGCTCTTGCAGCATCTGATGTTGTAGATATAGTTGCGTTTGGAACTTTTAATTTAGCAAATATTTCAATTAAAGATTTAACAGATACTCCTGCAAGTTTTGGTACATCAGGACAAGCTCTTGTTATGAACAGCTCAGCAAATGCATTAGAGTTTGCAAATGCATCATCTGCTGAAGTCTATGGATTTAAAACAAGTTTTACAGCATCAACATTAGTTAGAACTGTAACAGTAGCTGGTGGTGTATTTGTAATTGATGGGGTATCACAAGACACACTAACTTTAGAAGAAGGTAATACTTACATATTTAATTATCCATCTGGACACCCATTTAAATTTTCAACAACTTCAAATGGTAGTCATGGAGGAGGATCTGAATATACAACAGGAGTTACACATAACAGCTCTACACAGGTAACTATTATAGTAGCTGCTAATGCTCCTACTTTGTATTACTATTGTTCATCACATACTAATATGGGTGGAACTGCTAATACAGTAACACCAGCTGACAACACATTACAAGTACAAACAACTAATGAAGGTGCTGATAATATTACACAAACAGAATACGAATCTTTTATTGACGTACAATATGCAGCTTCTGGATTTGTTTGGTCTATTAGTAATGGAAAACTAACAGCTACTGTATAATGTGCGTAGAATGTTATTTAAATTAATTTAAAAAGGAGAAGATATGGCAACAGTTACACTCGGAAATATAAAATTTAATTGGAAAGGTGCATGGAACTCTGGAACTGCATACGTTATAGATGACGTAGTTAGTTTATCTGGATCTTCATATGTTTCTATTCAAGCAGGTACTAATCAAAACCCAGCATCAGCTTCAGCGTATTGGCAACAAATGTCAGCAGCAGGTACTGATGGAACTGACTTAACGTCAACTTTAACTACGCAGGGAGACATCGTATACAGAGATGGTTCTGGTCTAGCAAGATTAGGATATGGAACAGCAGGTCAAGTTTTACAAACTGGTGGTTCTGGTGCTAATCCATCTTGGGGAACAGTATCTTCTGACTTTGTACATTTAGGATCAGCAACCGCAAGTTCTTCAAGTACAATAGATTTTAATGGTCTTTTTACAAGTGACTATGATGTATATAAAATATTCTTTCATAACGTCACTCACTCATCATCATCTGCAGATATGTATTTTAGATTTATGCAAAGTGGTTCTGCCATTACTTCATCTAGTTATTATTTCCATATCAACCAAGAGGGTTATAATGATGGCGGTATCAATTCAGCTGGAGTGACTGGTGCTTTTCCATCATCAACTGATACCAAAATAAGAATGAACGGTGACGGTATTTTAAACACTGGTAATTATCACGCAGTTGGTGAAGTAGATATTTATAATCCACTAGACGCAACAGTTTATAAAGCAGTTAAAGGATACGTTCATCATATGACTGCTTCTAAAATATTGCATTCAAATTTCTTTGGAAGAAATACAAGTACAAGTGCTTTAAGTGGAGTTCAATTTTTACCGCAATCAGGAAATATTGCTAGTGGTAAATATCACTTATACGGAATGAAAAACAGTTAAGGAGTAATTATATGAAAAAAATATTAGTCAATATAGAAAATCCAAATGGTACTGAAGTTGATTTAACTGCTGAAGAAATAGCACAAAGAGAAACGGATGCTATTGATTTTGAAACGCAAGAAGCTCAAAGAATTGCTAACGAAGAAAATAAAGCTTCTCTTAAAGCTAGTGCTAAAGCAAAGTTAATTGCTGGAGAGGCTTTAACTGAAGATGAAGCTAATACAATCGTATTATAAATGAATGAGTACTCTATATGACAAAAGCGAGAGATCTATCAAATATAATTTCTGGGGGATTTACAGAAGCAGATATACCAAATTTATCTGCATCTAAAATTACATCTGGTACTTTTGCAGATGCAAGAATAGCATCATCAAATGTATCTCAACACGCATCAAGTTTTGATGATAATAAAATTGTTAATGATATTTCTACTTTAGGATTAAGAGTTCACACACAAGAAAATCTTAATGCAAGTAATTCTAACTCTGCGTCTTTTGATGTATTCCAAGATAGCTCTGCTATTTCTAATCTAACTAATACAGAAAGAAATAGTGCAGAATTTATAAATTCAAATGTTCAAACTTTAGGCTCAGAGGCATTATTAGTAGATGCAGACAATCAAAGCTCTGCAAGTGTAGCTGGTGGTACTTTTGACACTAATACAGTTTCAGCTCAAAACTGGACTGTAGTTGATGACCCAACACATACTCGTATTACTGGACACTATAACGGTGGTGGAGCAAGAAGAACAAATGAATTATGGGGAATATTAGCAGAAAGTGGTCAAGGAGTGAACACTACTTATAATTATTTTGGACAATACACAGATACATCAAACGCAGATGTTTTTTATGCTTGGGATACTGGAGCATCTTCTCCTAGTTGGGTTTTTACTAAATGCGTATGGGATAGAATTTGGACAAATGGTACTCCAGATTTTAGTTTATCTGGTTCAAATGATTTAACTGGTTCTTGGACTGTACTAAAACACATTGTAGATTTACCAACTAATAGTGGTAAAACTGGATGTGATAGTGGTTCGTTTTCTAATTCTATCGTTTATAGATATTATCAAATAAAATACCACAATATACCAACTCCTTGTGATGTTGGATTAAGAAGTTTTAAAATTTATGGAAAAACATTTAGTGAAAGTTTAAGTGCAACTGGCTCATTTACTGGCAACAATATTACAGCGTCATCAACTAACAAAATGGGAGCTGTAATCACTTACCAAGACCAAGCAGGAACAAACGCATTAAACACAGATATAGTTTTACAACTTTCAGCAGATGGTGGTTCTAATTATTCTACTGCTACGATGACAGCTTTACCAGATTTTGCTACTGGAATTAAAATGGCAAAAGTAAATGACTTGTCGGTAACAGCAGGAACAAGTTTAAAATACAAAATATCTTTTGCTAATCAATCTAGTGGTTCAAAAGAAGCTAGAATTAGAGGAGTTAGTTTACAATACTAATTTTATGCTATGCGAAAAAAAATTACACCAAAACAATACGCAGAAGTAGCAGCTGGTGTAAGACTTTCAGCTCACGAAAAATTGTGTGCAGAAAGAATGAAAAACTTAATAACATCAATTGAAAGATTAGAAAAAAAAGTAGATGCATTACAAGATAATGTTTCTAAAGGAAAAGGAATAGTAGCTGTATTAGTATTTCTTGGTACTGTAGCAGCAGGAGTTTTAGGCTATTTTAATTTTAAATGAAGTTTACATTAGTAGTATGGTTATGTTCATTTTTAAATGGACAATGTTCTCCTCCTATACTGTTTCCAGATGATTTTAATACTTGGGGTGAGTGCGTAGCACAAGCTCATATTATAAGTTATGAAATTCTTACAACACATGAAGATATAGATAAACATAGACTTGCGACTAAATATATGTGTAAAGAAGAAAATGTTATTTAAAGGACATAAAATAATTGTTATAGGTGATGCTCATGATAGTCCAAGTATAGAGCAAGATAGATTTAAATGGATTGGTAAATACATTAAAGAATCTAAACCAGATTATATAATACAAATAGGTGACTGGGCATCATTTGATAGCTTAAGTTTTTTTCAAAAAAATTCTTCACAAGCAGGTAAACTTAAAGATGCCTATATGCAAGATATAGAATCTATGAGAACATCTATTGATATATTAGATAAAGCTATTGATAATGATAGAATACCTAGACACGTTACCTTTGGTAATCATGAACAACGTGTTTTTAGATTTGAAGAAAATATTCCAGAAATTGCAGGTATGATGAAAAAAGAATTGCATGATTCTTTTGATAAACGTAACTGGAAACATTCTCCTTATGGTGCATTTAAAAATATTGGTGGGGTGTCCTTTACTCATTGTCCATTAAATATAATGGGCAAAGAATATGGTGGTAAGAACTGTGAAATACAAATAGCTAATGATGCAACTAACGATATAGTATTTGGACATACACATAAGTATAGAGATTGGAAGGCTCCTAAAATTGGTGATAAAAATTATGTAAGGATAGTCAACGTTGGTTGTGCGTTGCCTTTTAATCATGTAGAGGAGTATGCTAAACTTAACTTGACTGGTTGGTCTTGGGGAATAGTTGAACTCGGTATCTGGGACAATCATATACAAGAGAGTAAATTTATATCTATGGATAGATTGGAAAAAGAAAATGGATAATTTTATTACAAGTGCAGATCAATGGGATTCTGATAAACATTCTAATTTTACAGCTGATGAATTTAAATGCCAGGGATCTGGAAATTTAAAAATATCAACTATAGTATTAGATTTTGTACAAGCTTATAGAGATGAGGTAGGTGAAGGAGTATCTATTACCTCTGGATATAGAAGTCCAGAGCATAATAATTCGGTATCTTCAACAGGATTAGATGGACCACATACAACAGGTATTGCAGTAGACATAGCTACAAATACACAATCACAATACAAGCTTCTTAACTTTGCATTGAACTATGAACCTAAACCTACAGGTATAGGTATTGCTAAAACATTTACTCATCTTGATTGGCTTACACCAGATGTAAGTCAAAAGTATGTAGTAAGACCTAACGTCTGGAAATATTAATTATGTGGTTGAGTGCTATTAAACTTGCAATGAACGCTGGTTCTCATGTATATAAAAAACGTCAACAAACAAAAATGTTGATGGCAGATGCACAAATGCGTCATGCAGAAAAAATGAGTAGTGGTGAACTTGAATATAAAGCAAAGGTTATTGAGAGTAATGATAATGGTTGGAAAGATGAATTTGTCTTGGTTCTGGTATCTATGCCTATCGTTTTATTGGGTTGGTCTGTTTTCTCTGACGATCCAGAAATACGTGTTAAGCTAGATTTATTTTTCGAATATTTTAAAAATTTACCCTACTGGTATCAAGCAATTTTTATAGGGGTAGTCAGTGCAATTTATGGATTAAAAGGTGCTGACATAATGAAACGAAAATGAAGATCTCAGAGAATACTTCGGTATCAATGCCAATCAGAAATATGATTGGTATAGTAGTTTGTGTTGCAGTTGGAGTATGGGCATACTTCGGTATCGTTGAACGTCTTAATAAATTAGAAACTGCAGATCATTTATTCCAAGCAGACCTACTTAAAAAAGCAGAACAAGAACCTAAGAACTTAGAAATGTATATGCTTATTGAACATCTATCTGGACAGATAGAGTCTATTGAAAAAGAGATTGATGCTTCTAGATATAACAAAGTAAATATAGATCATCTTAAAGAGCAAGTAGATATGCTGCAGAAAAAAATGAATGGTAACCACTAATGTTAGAATCTGTTATAGCTTTATTAATGATAGTAGATCATGAGATTAAAGAACACAGAATACAACCTAATATGTCTGAATGTCTTAAAGGTAAACGTATAGCTAACAGAACAGTTAGTGATAACATAGAATATAGATGCATTGTTTCTATGGCAGAAACAGAAATCTATATGGGAGAGAAGTCAATTAAAAAATTAATTTTAGAATGAAAAAGAAAGTTTGGAATCGTTCTAAAGTAACTATCATAGATATTGGGCCTTGTAGATATTGTGGCGAAGATATGATTAATACAGATTCATTTGTAGCTTTTGCAGATAAAACTAAAGCTCACTATGAATGTATGAGAAAAGATGATTATGAGAGAAATCATGATAAATCATACGAATAAAGCCCTCTGAGAGCCTCTAGGATTAGCAAAACAGGTATAATGCGACCCAGACTATGCATGGATATACAAGCTTGTGTGCGTTGCTCTAAGACAGCTTATTGCCTGTTTCTCTAAAATGATCTGATTGCATTTCTGCTAAAGCTCCTTCTAGCAGTTTTATTGCAAATTTCTTATTATTGTATGATTGAGCTAGACTCATTACATTAGATACAAGTGCTACTTGTGTTGCATCTATATTAGATCCTTGTAGTAATCTAATAGTAATTGTGTCTTCAATGTGATCGTACACATTTATGACATCATCTCTAGAAACTTCACGCTTCTTAAATATTTCTTTTAAACATAAAATATTTTTCATAGCTAAAGCTATAATTAATTTCGGTAGCTCTCACCTCACAATTAAAAAAATAACTGTAGGCGTACTCAATTCAAAGAGCATTCATGTACGCCTACAGCTTACAACACTAGATGTTTATAAACCAACAACGTCTTGCAACGCTATTAATCTTGTAGTTGCTTTTTACCATTGGTTATACCCTTGGTGTTAGGTGAGCTACATTAACCTATTAGAATTGATTGTCGAAATCACCTTCTTCTTTAGCTGATGTATCAGCTTTAGCAGCAGGTTTATCTCCAACTAATCTAATGCTTCCTGTGTATCGAGGTATAACAACCTCAGTCACAATTCTGTTTTGATCATTAGAATCTTTAAATTGTCTAGTTTCTAATTCACCCTCAACATATAGTTGAGTACCAGTCTTTGCATATTTTTGCATATTATCTGCAAGTCTTGGATCCCACACAACAATTTTGTGCCATGTAGTTTTTTCTACCCATTGACCTTCTTTGTCTTTGTACTTTTTATTAGTAGCCATAGACAAGTTGGCAAAGGATTCACCCTTCTTAGTTTGTTTTATCTCTGGATCTGCTCCCAGTCTTCCTATTAACATTACTTTGTTTATCATTATTTAACTCCTTTGTATTAATGACTTTAATATTACTTGGTGCTTCGAACTTAGCTTTCATTTCTTGAACATATTTGTTGTTGTCAAATAATCCAAGAAAGACATCAGCACTAATACCAAGATGACTAAACCCTTTTGTCATAGCGTCAGTCATTGCTTTCTTAGGTGCTTCATCATCTAGTCCACCATTCTTTTTGTACAATGCTTGTACAGATGATACTGGACCATATTGATTCCAATCTAACCTAGGTTCTTTTCTGTATCTTATAGTAACTTCTGCAAATACATTTTTATCTGTATAAGTGTACTCTACATGATAAGACCAACCTATTCCTACTGGACCAAACATACCAGTCATAACTTGTATCTGGTACATTGGATCTATAGTAGTAAGTTCTTTACCACCAAACTTTGTAAATGCTTTTGTATATTTAGGATTAGTATTTTTTACTTGATCCCATATCCAAAAATGTTCTTCTTTACCTGTTCTCATATTACGTTCCTTTCTGTGTATATTGATTATTAACGTGATCTTTACTAACTACATAAACATAAGCTAATCTTTGACTAGCATTTTTACGTTTATCTTTTCTTTCTATTTTATTCTGTTTATATAGTTCTGTTACTCTTGGTCTAACTGTAAACGAGCTTAACGCCAACAGATCTGCAACTTCATCTGCAGTTGCTCCAAAAGATCCTTTGTTAATAATAACATCAAATACTTTTTTACGTATTGTATCTGCACCAGCTTTAATAAGTTCAGCAGCTTCTATTGATGTATCAACTTTCTGACTTCCTGGTGAGTATGGGTATGATTTGTCGTCCATTGTTATGCTCCTTTATTTGTTCATCAAAATTATTAAAATCTACAAAATCTGGTGGTGGTGATTTTGTTTGTACCATATGCCAGAACAATACTTCTGCAGCTAATAATTGTTCTTGAAATTTCTTATCTGGTAATACTTCAACGAGTCCCCATTTCATATTACCAAAGAACATTGATAGATACATTTTATCTGCACCATATATCATAAGATAATGTTGTATTTGTGCTTTGTATTTCTCAGCTGTCTTTACTTCATTAGTAAAAGCATTAGTGTGTTTACATTCTAATAATGCTTTCTTCTCTTGAAGTACTCCATCTATATTACAATACATAAATGGATATTCTTTTGATTTAATAAATACTTGTTCGCTTACTACTTTTATTCCTGTTTCTTGTTCAAACCAGCGAATATTAAAGTCTTCGGTATATACTCCCATCTGTACTGGTAAAACTCTGGAGAGATCATCTGATTCTTTCTCTCCAATTTTTTCTAGATACAGATCGTACCAATCACCATTGTATAATCTGGTAGCGTCACTACCACCAATACCTTGTTTACGATCAAAATTTTCTTTCATATAATATTTCTATCCTTTCATTATTTATATAATACCCATTAACTTTTTTT